GAAGTACTGCAACAAGAATCAATTTACTGGTAGAAATCTTTGGAATGTTAAATCTACTAACTTTTGCTGCCTTCAGATTTCGTTTCATTTCAATCTGCCGATTTTTGGCTTTGATTTTCTTTAATTCAAGTTCATATTCTCGACTGGTCAAATATTTCACCTTCTTTGCATAATAAAAGACCACAATTGCTCATGGCCTCTTATTTATTCAGGAATAATTCCATACACATATGTTTCAAACTCTGTAAAATCTTTCAGGACTGCTTCTTTATTTGTTTTAAATATTTCGCTATCCTGAATGGATTTATTGATATTTACATTTCCATCTTTACTAACAGATGCATTAAGATAAGCAACCTGCTTTGAGTTTTCACCTTCGCCGATCATAACCTGACCGGATACATTTCTTGTTTCACTAATTTTTAACATAACTTTTCCTCCATTTTTTGTAGTCGTTGAGTAATGAGAGAGAGCTGTCCCTGAAGCATAAGAATTTCATTCTTAAGGGATTGATTTTCAGATTCGAGAGAATCAATACGGTGATGGGCTTTTTGAGTCATGTGGGTGTTGAGAGAGATAAATTCAAGATAATTCATTGAATATTCATCAGTACGTCCAACAAAATTAGGCTTATCTAAAATAGATTTTGTAACTATACTATAATTTTCTGATTCAAAATTATTTTCCTTTAGATGTCTTTCTGTTTCCCTTGCTCCAAATCCAAAATGTATTTTAGATATTTCATCATCGTTTGGACGTTGTTTGAATTTATATTGAATTGGATTTAATGACATATAAAATTTATCAATAGATGGAAAATTAGTAATGCTTTTGATATTTTCTTTTATATACTCATCAGAACCAGTATTTATACCGTTAGATGCATAAACATATTTCCATCTATGTCCACTACTACCGCATGAATATGAACCATCACCATCTGGATACATTGTTGATGAACCAACTGTAACATCAAATGATCCTGTTAAATGATCATGTGTATGATTTAATGGAGCATAATTCCCACCACCAGAACTTGTTGGTAAAGTAACTGAGCTTAATTGAGAACCGTTATAATTTTTTAAATATAATGTACTTCCTGAAATACTTAATGTATCACCAAATGCTCCTTTAACCCAACTTGTAGTAGCATATCCAGAAAGAGATTGATGTTGAGTTAAATATCCTTTACCAGCCACCCAATCTTGCGTTGCAAGGTTATAATTCGTGAATCCAGAACTACGTGTAACTCCATCAATTTTAAGACTAATTGAACCACCGCCTGTAGAAATCTTATTTCCATATTCATCATAGTAATTCTTAGCATATACAGCATTCCAAGGAGCAGATGTGCTTCCTAAATTACAAGTTCCACCAGCACTTACCATATAATTATCAATATTGGTATATGATGTAACATTATAAGGAGTGAATGCAGGAACACTACCATTACTAATGGCAACACACATATTTTTATCACTATTAATAAGAACCGTATGGCAATGACCAAATCCTTTATATCCTAACGTAGTACTCCAATTGATGTCAGAGTTTGAATGAGAATGTGATCGTGCAGCGATCCCTAAATTAGATAAGGTATTATTTCCGCTTGCTAACGTATGTCCGTTAATACCTGGCTTATTAGTAAGAGAACCATAACTAGACGCATCGCCACTTGTTTTTGCTGTTGTCATAGATGACTTATCAGGAAAAATAATTTTTTCTATATATAGATTTCTAAAATTATCAGTTGAAAGTCCTAAATCAACAGATACATTACATGGATAAAAAGTGTAGTATCTATTCAATCCAGAGCCTTGTCTTTCCATATTTAATGCTTGTCCACCACCAACAAAAAATGATAATATTCCTGGGCTATTAGATCCTGGTTTCCATGCTGACATATACGCAGCGGAGCTATTGGATATATAGCCAAACTTTGTACTTATTGAATCTGTTGAAATCGCTTTTACTTTTTTTGATTCATCATTATAGTCATCTTGCATTAACATATTGAGAGAATCACCAATAGTAATGTCAGTACAAAGCATTCTACCATTTTTTCTAACAACAAATGGATATTCTGCATCAGCCCAAGAAGTCATACTGCTTGTTTTCTTTCTAACATAGAATGCAGCACCGGACGGATCGTTATTAGATGTATTTCCTCTGATTCCAGATTGATATGTATTACCACTTCCATCTGTAGTTTGTACATATAATGTATTTTCATAAGCATGATCACTATTATCTAGGCGTGTCGTAATATTAAACCCGCCGATTGTCCCTTGATTTGCAAAAATTGTTCCGTAAATAATAGCATTCGATGCTTGAAGAAGACCATCTGATGATACTTTGAAACCTTTTGCTCCAGTTGGAATATTTTGCACTTCTTCTGTGAGTGTACCAACAGTACCGTCTGTTTTAATATATAATGTCATATCAGATGGAATATCAGGTTTATTCTCAATATCTGTATTATAATCAATTTTACAGCCACTCAAAGTAAGAGAAGTAGCAGTAACCGCACCTGTAAAACTACCTGTTGCAGCAGATAGTACTCCACTGAAAGTACCATTAGCACCGTTTAAGGTTCCACTAAATGTTCCACTAGCAGCTTTTAAATCCCCAGAGAATGTGCCAGTAGCAGCTTTTAATTCTCCAGAAAAGCTACCTGTTGCTGCAACTAATTCACCAGAAAAACTTCCGGTAGCAGCTGATAGTTTACCACCAAAAGTTGCATTCCCTTGATTATCTATATTTAACTGATTGCCAAGTTTTAAACCATCTGGATTCAAACTTATGGATCCATCTCTGTTACTTAATGAATTTGCAGATATATTCCAACCGCCAATAGTTCCTCCATCAGCGTAAATAGTTCCTGAAAATGTACCAGAGTTAGCATAAAGTTTACCATTTGGATCAACTCTGAAATTCCCACCACCAAGAGCAATTCCGTCTGTACCAATATACACATTTTTATCTTTTGATATTGATGTTGGTTGTTCAGGAAAGGTATCCATACCAGAATATAGTTTTCCCGCTTCAATATGGAAACCGCCAATACCACCAATATAACCTTTATTAGCTATAATGGTTCCCTCAACAGTGCTGTCACCACGAATATAAGCATTACCATTAGAATCAACAGCAAAATTTTTACCTTTAATAGCACCGTTCTCTGATAAATCAAACCAGATACCTTTAAGTGAATAATTAGATGTCAGATCATCTTCAAATATTTTTGATCTGATTGCATCAACTTTAATAGAATCAGCAGTAATAGTATTGGTTTCAATAATACCACCGTCGATTTTAGTTTTACCTGGTCCAGTGTGTGTATTCATTGCAGTGATAATACCATTAATGTCAATGGTGCTGGCATCAATGCTAATATGGTCAGAAATCATCTGAATAAATTTATCAGTAACTGTGAACTCAGACTCTTTGTCACCAGTTACCATAAAACTGATTTTATCTGCATTCTGAGTAATAGAAGAGGTGTTTGCTTTAATTTTTTCTTGAGCTTCAGAAAGATCTGTTTGCATACTGCTTACAGTAGATGTAATCCCAGAAACATTTTGTTTGATATCAGAAAAATCTGTTCGGATAGATTCTTGATCTTTAAGATATTGAGTATTACTAACCTTAGTTTCGATTTGTCCGGTCAGAGTATCTGTAACATTCTTAATCTGCTTTGTGTAGTCATCTGTAATAGTCGTCTTTTCTATTCCCCACCATTGATTTCCTTTGCCATCATAAATATTAGTGATGTCAATACCACCTTGTTCATTTGGTTCTATGATTTGGAATCCAAGTTTGTCTTTGGTAATGGTGGCGTTATTAATCATGTCTCCAAGAATTGTATTATCTGGAATACCTGTCTGGGTAATACCATTTTCATCAAATAAAGCGGCTCTGTCTCCATTTTTAACAATAAAGTTGAAATCCCCTTTACCGTCCATACCAATCTGCACACGAACATTTCCTTTGGAATCATAAAACTGTTGGGTACTTTCTTGAAATGCAATAGTAGGTTTATTGTCTTTAGAGATAAGTACAATTTGATTTGCAAGAGCATTTTGAGCCATTAAATCTCCAACTGCAATTTTCTTTGCGATGAGATTAGTAATAACAGCCTGATCAATTTCTGCATTTTCTACAGTAAGATGAATTGTATGTAATTCTCCAACTCCTGCATGACCTGCAAGAAGATTTTTTACATTAATCATATCAGCATTAATCTGATTAGATTCTATAATCTTAGCTGACAGCTTTTCAATATTTGCCTGTTCCGCTTCGAGAATACGAGTTGTGATTTTATCTGCGGAAATAAGTTTTACATCGAGATATTTCATGAAAGCAGTATCAACAGTAAGCTTATCAAATACACCTTCTTTTGCTTTCACGAGTTCTGCAATAATTGTATCAGCGGTAATGGTTCCGCCAGACCCGGTTCCGCCAGATCCGGATCCTCCTGTAGTAGTCCCACCGAGCATTGAATTGAATAGAGGATTTGAAAAGATTTGCTTAATAGCTTCTGATGTAATGACATAATCAGAAGTAGAAGATTTGTTGATTGAATTAACACGACCACCGGTTCTGTCAGAGGTCTGATTTAATGCATTTGTTAAAAATTCGTTATCATTTGTTAATTTTGATTTATATTGAACCATGTTGGAAAAAGTAACTTCCATCGTTTCATCCATATCACAAGGATTATATCTGATTTCTACAACACGAAGTTTTACATATCGTGTATCAGATAGTCCTAATCGAACAAAATCATTTACTGCAAGCTGATCATGATATTCTCTGAATTCTGGAAGAGCATAAATATTTCCAATTTCATCTGTATAAGTATATTGTGGATGAGATTCTACATACAATTCTTCTACAGCATCTTTATATAATGTAATCGCTTTATCGACTACATCAACTGTACTATCAAGAGTCGTAATAATAATATTTTCATTTGAATAAGTTGCTTGATTATACAGGCTCTTAATAATATACGTTTCCTTATCTGTAAACGCTGGATATTTTTCCTGTACTTTACCAAAATTTTCCATTAAAACATCTTTGGCAATCTGGTTTCGTTTTTCTTGAATTTCAGGTTTCTTAGCCGCATCATATTCAGCTTGACGTTCCTTTAATGCAGTCTCAGCCTGATCTTTTAAATTCAAATAATCCAGATATTTCTGATGCATTTGAGTGAAATATGCCTCTTCGTATCCAGAAAGAGGATTATATCCATCTGCATATCCATTCTTTTTTAGTTCCTTGATACATGAATCATATATGGCAATTTTAGTTTTTAATTCTGCAATGCCGTATAATTTCCAATCTGTTTCATACGCTTTCATGATTGTTTCAGACTGCGTAAAGTATCCAAATTGAGATGGGGCATCTCCCATTTCAAGCTGCATACCACAGACAGTAAAGTCAGAACTTCCTGTAAATGCCACATCAATAAGATGTGATGTTAGATTGAAAGAAGTATAAACTCTGGTCCAAGAAGATGTGATGTTATAAGAAATATTCTTTCTGTCCTCTCCGGTGTTATTATAACCAAGATAAAATGTACCGGATCCTTTTACAAAACAACTAAGAGTATATCTCTGAGATGGTTCGATACTGATATTGTGTTGATAGATACCACCATCTGTACCGGTTACTTTAACTCCACGAGTAATTCCGTATGCAGGTGCGTCATTAATTTGTACTGTTTGGAACGAAGAAGTTCCGGAACCTACCATATACCAATCTTGACCTAATACAACTGGATTTACACATGAGATGATGTTTCCCTTACCGAAACCCTCTATAGTTTCGTCTTGAGCTTGTAACGCAGCCACAATGGATGGAAGAGTATAGTTCATGATTGATTCGTACATAGGCCAATCGGATGAGTTTTTCAAATCTTCAAGATCAAAATTTCCTTCTTCATCAACATGAATAGACTCAAGACCTTTGATTATAGCCATGTTTGAATCATATGCATCTTTTAGATCTTCAACTTTTTGTCCGAACCAATTTGTCTGAGCAGTATCAATAGGGACTCTATTCATCAATTCAGCAAGAATGTCAAGATTTTTATTATACTCCCTAGATAAATTACAGTATTCATCTCTTCTTGATTCTATGTATTTTTGCCAAGCTGTATATTTTTCTTGTAGGACAATGTTCATATATGGTTCACGACAAAAATGAGAACAATCTGTAATTACAGAGTTTCCAAAATTTGCGAGATCGATATTGTAATCGTCAAGTCCATCAACATAAAATTGTGTTACCAAACTGTCGTCTCTTGATATTGTTACGCTATCTTGAATATTACGAAAACCAAGTACTACATTTGTATCTTTACCTAAACTATCCGGCTTATATACATTAATTAATAAATTTTCGGTATCAAATTCAAAAACACATTTATATGCAGGAGCAGCAGTTTGGGTGAAAAATGCATATACATTTTGATCGTCCACATCGAAATTACAAATTTCATTCGGAAGTAATACCTTATCATCATCCGGAGTGATGTTATCTACATATCCGATCTTCCATCCAGGTACATCTGCATGCTTCAGCACAATATGCAGAAAACTTAAATCTTCATTCTCTGGATTATAAAATTTAATTTGATAAAATTTACTTGTGTCATGATTTTTTTGGTACATCATTTCATAAGAATCTTCTTCGCCCATATTAATTTTAAAATTTTTCAATTTATACTGGGTAAGAGAGATTTCATATGATTCGGCGGTAATATCCTTTGTGCATTGTGTTCCGTCATTTGTCTCTGTTGGAGGATCCATAATTTTATACCAGATTCCGTCACAATACAATTCCATCATTTCATCAAGTTCTTCATATCCCTGAGATTCTACGCCATCTACATATTTATCAACTGTGAAAGTTAATTCTGCAGTATTATTAGTTCTTAGCGTAACAGAAACAGTAGAAGTATCAATTCCGCCTAATGCACAAAAGAATCGTTTCCCAGGTTTAGCCAAATAAATGATTGCAGATTCTGTATTTCCATAAACATCATAGTTATGAGTCATTCTCATGCAAAGGCACCAACCTTTCTTGGTTCTCTGTATGATATTTCAAATGTAGCATCACCTGTAAATTCAAAGATATTTTCTCCGTAAGCAAGACGAGGCCAATAAATGTCATCTATATCCTCAATCCCTAAATCTTCAAATGAAACAATTGACTTTGTGATGTCGTAGATTTTTAAATTTCTACAATCTATATAGAAATCATCACTTTTTAATGCATTAATTTTCATTGTTCTACCATTATCGGTTTTATTCTTTATAGTAATTATCCCATGAGATTTTGGAGAAACTTTAATTGTGGGGTATACATAATCTTCCCAACAATCAGAATTGTTCTGAATAGAATATTCTCTAGGAAGAGTAGAAGAGGAAGTTGTTTTACATAAAATAAGAGGAGTATATCCCCATTGACTATCACAAGTTACTGTGTATGTTAGTTCATATGGAAGAGATGCATGTTCTGTAGATACCTCTGTAATTGTAGCAAAAAATTCGATTTCTTCTGAAAAATAATCGTCTCCAATAAATTTAAGAAGCCTTGGATATTGAGGGGATGTTAACCATGCATTAATGATTCTAATATTATTTGAAGTTAAATAATCAGAATCATTTGGAATAATAATTCCATTTTTTATATCAGCTGTATAATTCATAGAAAATTTTAAAATTCCATTATCTAAATATGGAGTATATGTTGGATCGTATTTTAAAATTCCATTTTTTAATTCTGGAACTACATTTTTGTTTCTGCATGGATTTCTCATTACGCCCATTTTGAATGAATAATTATCACCATATAATGTTCCGAACTGATTTTCTTTTGGTCGATATTTATTCTTTTCTCCTAACTGCAAAGAACGATTTACAAGAGTATCATTTTCTTCTATTCTAGTCACAATCAATCCATATTCGTCAGAAGTATGACCATTAAATTCAAATTGTAGCATTTTCTCACCTCTTTCATATATTTTTTAATATTAAAAGAGCTGTCTTAAAGACAGCCCTTTTAAATTAGCGAACTTTTTTCCAGTCACGTTTATTACGTTCAGTGATAATATCACCAATTTGATAAGCAAGTTTCTTAATATCTTGCTCATTATTGATTTTATCAACATTGATTGTAATATTACACTCACTATTCACACTTGTATCATTTGAAGACGATGGTAGAATAGTGGTAATTGGTTTCGCCATTCTAGCATTAAATTCATTCAGAGTAGCAACTGTAGGTTTCAGTTGATCTGTGAATTCTTTTGTCAGAACAGTTTCGCCCGGATTTGCACCGATCAGCATAGAATCTCCACGCGGTATTAAAGCGTCCCCGCCGATTATATCAAGTATGCTGGCAGGAATACCTTTCCGTACAACACCACCTTTAGAGAATCCGTAGGATTTATATGCCTTCAGGATTTTATTTTTCAGAGTAGATCCCCAAGAATCATAGTTCTTAACACCCGGAGTATTGATCTGAAGAATATCTGCAAGCTGTTGCATTTCTTTTGGTCCGACTTTCTTACCTTTAGCATTAAAATATCCTATTAAAGGACTCACTCCGGCAGGAACGTCTGTTGCACCATCTGGACGATTACTCAGAGAATTTGTCCAATCTTTCAGATATGCTTTCTTAAATCCCTCAACTGCGGTATATGATTGATCGCTATGGTTTGCGCCATTTTTATAAGCATATTCCATAGCATCTCTCAGATTATTACCTGAAGTATCTTTAATGCCAGCTTTATCTGCATAATCCTTGATCTTCTCATAATGAGAATCCGGCATTACATGAACGGTACAAGTAGCTTTAGCAAGACCACCACCGCCAATAGCAGTAATGATACATTTTCTTGTTTTAGACTCATCACGCGCCATTAAACCGTTCTTATTAAGACCTGAAGACACACCACGAACTGTACCATCAGAAGAAACTTTCGCAATAGATTCATCAGAACTTTTCCACTCAATATCAGAGTGTTCCGGTTTCTTTGGTGACCATGTTGCTTTAAGCTGTTTCTTGATATGACTGTATGTCAGATAAATATCTGTATCACTCAGCTTCAGAGTGTAATCAGTATTAGGTTTAATATTTGTACTTCCAGCAGTCTGAGAAGATCCTGCATTATTCATTGCGCTATCAAATGCACTATTACCAGCAGATGAACCGCCATAAGGCTTACTGGTGTCAATTTTTGTAACACCTTCCCATGCTTTTGTTGCATTTACAGCAGCAGTATTAAAGTCAGCTGCCTTTGTGATCATTTGACTATAAGTTTGAGAAACTTTCATGCCATACTGATCCATTACATCGCCCAGATGTTTATAGGTACTGTCGTAATTTGCTTTTACATTAGAAAGCATGCTGCCAATAATAGCTTCTTGGAAAGCTGCATTTTTCTTAACAGCATCAAGAGTATTGTCTAACGCCTTATTTGCCTCATCTGAAAAATTCTCATAGCCGGTATTTTTCATATCGACTTCATGCTGATGCATTGTATCGGCCATATCGTCTTCTGCATCTGCAAGTTCCGCACGTAATTTCTCAAGACGAGCTTTTGAGGCTGCATTTGATGTTCCTTCAAGTGCAGCAATCTGTGCTTTTAATGCATTGATATCTTTAGTTTTCTTCTTTAGAGTTTTGTCATAATCGTAATATTTCTCTTTAGCAGAAAGAGCATCTTTACGTTTTTCAATATTCTCCTGTAACAGATCGTTCTCTTTAGTAACTTGAGTGGTATACATATCAAGAAGGTTCTGTTTAAGATCAGCAAGAGTAGCAGACTCTTGTTGCAAACTCTTAAGCATTTCATCGGTTTTAGTCTTATAATATTCTGGACCAATTGCACCATTTTTATACATTTCATCCAGCTTATTTAATCCCTCACGATAATTTGCTATTTTATCCTTAGTAGCGTCAATCTGTTCTTGAACCAATAAAATATTGGTCAAACCGTTTGTAGAGAAGGCTCCATCATCATTATAGAAACTCTCTGTATCACCAAGTAACTTCTGAGCAGTCTGAAGTTCAGATACAAGATTTGAAAGTTTATTCTGCGCTTCATCAAGAGGTTTAAATCGAAAATCAATTTCTTCTTGAGCTAATTGCTGCATTGCTTCTTTAGATTGAATAATAGAAGTAGTAAGATTATCATATTCCTCAATCTTTTTCTGCATCTCTTCATTGCTCCAAGCTCCACCGTTAGCTTGATTTGCTGCAATTTCTTCTGCAAGAAGCTGTCTTTTCGCTTCATCAGCGCGAATAATTTTATCATAAGTTTTCAAACGTTCTTCATAATCATTGGCTGAAAGCTGATAATTAATATCATCAGCATTCTTTTTATAACTAAGAGAAGCGTCCTGCTTATCACCAGCTCTTTCCCAACGATCAATTTGCCATTGCTTTAAGTTCTCTCTGGTTTCTTCAAGAGCAGCTTTAGCTTCTTGGATGTGTGTATCAGCCTCAACAATAGACGTGTTCAAATCAGTTAGATTTTTCTTCATTTCCTGATAAGCTTTATCTTTTTTGTTATGACCATTCACATTAAGATAATCTGTCATGCTTTGCTGAACTTTATCTCTTTCTTTTAACATCCAGTCTTTCTGATATTGAGCATAATTTACTTGTTTTTTAAGATCTTTCCAATATACCGAACCGACTTTTTGAGATTTTCCGCTCTTTATACGATTTTCAGCTTTAGCTGCATAATATTCCTCTTTAGCTTTACGCTTACTGATGATCAGATCATAGGAATCGTAAACATTATCAACTTTAGATTTAGCTAAATCAAGTTCCTGAGTTTTCTTATCTCTATATTTTTGAACGGCATCAAGATACTTGTCGTACCACTGTTTATATGCTTCTACGGCAGCTTTCTGATTTGCATCCAATGTTTCTATATTAATAGTGCCATCTTGAACTTTTTTCTTCAGAGCAGGAGTAAGATATTTGCTTACTTCGCCATTGTTTGCAACTTCTTCGGACTTCCTTTTATAAACAGAGATGCTTTCTTTAGCAGACTTGATTTCTTTATCTGTATTTTCAAGAGCTTTATTATAATACTTTTGAGCTTTTGTATAATGACTATAATCACTTTCGGCAAGATCTGTATACCTAGAAGTTATACGATCAAGACGATCCATAGCAACTTCAACCCAATCCATAGCATTATCATTCAGCTTCTTGATTACATTTTGAAGAGCTTCGCTTACTTCATCAGCCGCGTCACTTGTATCATCACTATTGTTTGATACCGCATCTGTATTATCTTCGATTGCATGTTGAAGACCAGAATTACCGGAGTTACCAGAATTTCCAGATCCGGCAGGTTTAACAGTTGCAGCTCCGCCTTGGAAATGGAATCCCGGAGTATTACCAGCAGCAGCATAGGCTTTCATAACGCCTGGAGAAGTAACAGTACCACTTGCATAAGCTCTGGCATGTCCTTGAATAGCTCCGTGTTTAAGAAGAGCATCAGTTTGAGTAGCAGAGAATATAATGTCGCCCTTTTTCAGGTTCTCTATATGAGCACCGCCAGGAATTAAACTCCAAACACCATCACGAACAATTGATTCAGCGTGACCGTTGACACCCACTTCATTTACAAGAGCTTGTTGATCTTGTTTAATAGCAACATTCGTACCACTTGCATGAGCTGGTGTGATGTTTAAAACATTGTAAGCGCTTCCAGTAGACTCAGCTTTGAACGTACCACTTGAGAGTTGAACTTCTTTACTCAAACCACCACTTGGTCCACCTGAATTTATCCAATTAACAGTTCCGGTAGCAGTGAATGAAGTTTGAACGGCAGAAATATCATTTCCCCAATGAACAGTACCATGAGAATAATGTTCGGTAGCAGCATAAACATCTACTAAACCTGTTTCATTAAACCATTTTACTTTTCCTTCGCTTTTTTTCTCTTCAGCAAGGTAGGCATCTACTTCGTGATGTTCTGGTTTGAAAGTTACAGTTCCTTGGCCTTGTTGTTCTTTTGTTAATGCTTGGAATTGAGTTTCGTCAATTTTAACCGATATAGCAGGTGTATCACCTGATAAAGATTCCAGACTTGAACGTAGTTCATCGATTTTAGCTTTACCATCTTCGGTATTGACATCTACGTCCAATTCAGCTTTTTGAGCCAACTCTTCGTCGCTAAGAGATAATAACTTATCAATATCACCGGTTTTATCTACTGCAATCTGAACATGCATTTGCATTTCACGTTGATCAATCATAGATTGAATTGCTTTATATTCAGATGAATCTACGTCAAAATTTACTTTAATATGCTCTAATTCACCAATTTGTGATTGTAGTTTATCTACAGATAATCCTTCTATACTACTATCCACATCAAATGAGAGTTTAATATCCCCATCTGCTTGCATCTGACGCAATGAAGCCATTCCGTCCTGAGTAGCTTGATCCAATTCATCCAGCCCGGTCATATCAACATTAGGATCAATATTAACAACACCTAAAGCTTCAAGAGCCGGTAGAAGAGCAGTTGCCTGTTCTTTTGTTAGTCCAAATTGATCTGAAAGTCCCTGAAGAGCATCTTCAACATTACGAATACCCTGATCTTCAGATTCATAAGCTCCATTGCCTAATTCAATATGGTTTGCTTCATTCCATTGATCTTTATCCAATGAATTAACAGCATCAATAACGTTCTGTAATGCTTCACTTTTCTGTTCCTGAGCATCTTTAATCTTATTAACCAATTCAACATCAGAATCAGAGTAATCTCCAGTGTTACCACTTTCAATTCCTTCGTTGACATCCTGGAAGTGTTTGATTTGTGAGCCTTTAGCTTTCGCTTCATAGCCCGCAATCAACTGATTGTATGCATCTTCGTCGACTTCGAAATTAGTTAATTTCAAACCAACTTTATCGGCCTGCTCCTGAATGGCCTCTATATATTTCTTACCTGCATCAGAATCCGGATTAATGTCCTGATCCTTCATTGCCTGATTCAGCTCATCAATGGCGCCTTTGGCATCCTTAATATCCTGAATCTTACGATCAACAGTACCATCTTTGAAGTCAGATATAGCCTGAGTAATACCAGTTTTTTGTGCAATTAAATTGTCAATAACTGCTTGTTGATCGTCCAGAGCGGATTGATTTGCACCATTGGCTTTCAGTTTTCCCATTTTAATCTGAGCATCAATGAGTTTATCGTCAATCTCTTCAGATTTCAGGGCACCTTCTTCAAGAGAAGATACAAAATTATTTGTATCGCCATAATCTTTCAATCTACCAAACATAGATTCGAATGATTCAAGACTCATACCCATAGCATCTGCCGCTTCTTGAGTATCAGTGAAAGAGTACATCCATTGCTGATTTCCATCCTCAAGAGTTTTGTAAGTAGCTAATCCCTTAGCCTCAAGATCGCTTAAAAATCTCTTTGGACCGGAAGCATCATCAGTATAATAATTCTTAAGTTTGTTGTAGTTCTCAATGAAATTATCAGCATCTTCAAAACCATTCTGAGAGAAATATTTTGCAGCTGCTTTAAACTGAGGAGTACCGACTAAGCCTTTATCATACAGATCTTTTGCGTTATCCAGATAACTCTTAGCTGTAGTATATTCATTGCCTTCAGTAGAAAGATTGTCAGCATTAACCATTGCTTGGAAATCAGAGAACTGTTTTGCAGCCTCCTGATACTGAGCAAAATACTGTGCCTGCAGATTTTTAAGATTTTCTAATCCTTGCTGAGTATAATCTTTGTTACCTGCTGATAATTGATCCTGATAATCCTGAATCCGTTGTGCAAAATCAGAATTCATGAATTCATTTTGCTGTTCCAGATAATCCTTCATTCTTTCTGTGTTGATTTTCAAACCTTTTGCAGTGCGATCGAATACATTATCAACATGAGCATCTTTTAGATCACTGAATTGTGTTCTAAGACTATCCATAGTATCAGATGTAAGACCTGTTTCTGTCTGCATTTCGCTAATAGCTGATGTAAGAGCGGTAACAGTGTTCTGCATATCAGTTACTGGAAGATTAAATGCTGTTTTTCTCCAATCGGCCTGAGAAGCCTTCATGTTTTCAATAGACATGTTAGCTGCCTGAATTTGATCCTGATACTGCTTAATCTGTTCGTTATCTTCATCAGAAAGAGGAGATAAGCCTTTGCTATTTTTCAAAGCATCGATATTATTCTGATATTCTTTAATCTGATTATTAAGATTCTCAATCTGTTTGTCACCATTTTCAATTAAATTGGTGTAATCTGAAGCAGTAGCTTTCATATTATAAGCAGATTTATTATTCAGTCTTGTCTGCTGATCAGAAGCATCAGTCTGAAGACGAGTCAGTTCTTTTGAGAGATTATCCAGATTTTTAGCTGAAGTATCCAACTGAATTTGTACTTTAGTATCTTCAATTTTGGATTTCCAAGTGTCGAGATCAGCATTCGCCATTGATGGATCAAGTGACAATTTCATAATTGCCTGCATTGCCACTTTGTCGTTACCATATTCTGAAAATAATTGGTTTATTAATGAAGCTGATTTAATAGGGCCAATAGAGTCCCCCTTTAAATTACTGATAATAGTGTCTTTTGTATGTTTACTATTACTAACATCGAAATTGCTCAGATCCATAGTATCCATAATACTCTGGATATATTTATTTGCGGCAGCAAGTTCTTTCGGATCAGTTACATCTTTTACAGAATCTCTGATTTTACCAATAGCGGTACTTGCTTTATCAAATGTCAGTTTCTGTAATCCCTGTTGCAGGTTATCAGTTTCTGTTGCAAGTTCCGGGAATTGCTGAATAAGATCGGTGATATCAGAATTCTGGAATGTACCAGATTTGATTGAATCCATTGCAGATTTAATATTTGACATATCTGTCTGGAAATTGTCAGTTATTGTGTCGAGATCAGTCGCTGTATCTTCAGCGGAGTTTTTGAAGAGGGAGGAGAATGGCGTGGATATTGGATTAGTCTTTTCTGCGGCTACCTGTGCTTGATCAAAATTTGATTTAACAGTGTCTAAATTCCAATCGTATTTTTTGGCATTAAGATTCTGAGATGTATAATAATCCCAAAAATTTTCAAGCTCTTTATCTGATTTATCTTTAAAGAAATTATATAAACCATCTTTATATGAAAATTCATCTTTAAGGTTTTCTTTGATGCCATTAATATTTTTTTTATCAGGATTAGCTACAGACATAATGTTGTCAGCTAATGTTTCCGCGCTAATTCCAGCTTTATCAAGTGCTTCTTGTAAACCATCTATTTCGGATATTTTATTTAAAATATCCTCTTTTTTCCCAGAAGCTCCTATAGAAGTAAGCCGATTTTCCACATCTTTAAATTTATCTAATGCAAAAATATTATTAAGTTTATCAGTTGTGGTATCTGAAGCTCCTGTAACTTTATTATAATAATCAATTATAGAAGCTGCTCTGTCTGCAGTTTTTTTTGTTGTTGTGTCTACAAGATTTCCTTGATCATCCCAAAAACTCTCGGAATTTTTTGAAATATCTGACATGTTATCGGATAAATCGCTTTCTAATTGAGAAATATCTTCATTAAGCCATTTTAACTTACGTTCTTCCTTTTGATATGCCGAAAAATAAGAATCACTTTGTTTGGAACGATTATTTATAATTTCATCACGTTGTGATTTAAGTGAATCTAATTGTTTAATCATATCAGATGCCTGGTCTAGGTCATCTTGATAAATCAATTTTTGTGAGTCAGTAACTTTATTCTTTTGTTTTCCGGCATAATTTTTGTGATAACTACTTTTATCTAATGTTTTTTGTGCATCTAAAGCTTTTTGTTTTTGAGACGCGCTAACAACATTTTTTCCAGTAGACACCTGGCTATCTAATAGTTGATTTTCTCTTTCTAATTTATTTTTTTCGGCTCTTTCTTCAGAAGAGAGATATTGTTTTGCATTAAGTTCCTGGATACGTTCTTTGTTTGTATCATATTGAGTTTGCAAAGAAGTGAGTTCTGATTTTGCATTATCATACTTATCAGAAGAGTTTTTATAATTTTTATCAACAGTATTATTTGTTAGAATATTATCCCATGCTAACTTCCCGGCAACAAATGCTCCTCCAATAATTGCTGCAATAGGTAATATAGATTTCATTACAGAAAGAAAGCCTACAGCAGCTGCCTTAGTTGTAGCGAATGCTCCGGATATTCCAGATACAGCAGCGGAAGCTTCTGGTGCAGCAACTTCTACAGATGATAAAGCATTTGACATTGCTAACCCTGCGGCGTTTGCGGCAGATTCAGTTCCTCCATATGCAGATTGTAACATAGCTGTTAAATTAGCATCGCTTAGTCCTGTTCCAACACTGGCCTTAGCTAAAGCTGCAGCAGCTATATCTATATTTCCAAAAGATAATAAAGAATCATTTACATTTTTTAATGTTCCCTTATTATTTAATAAATCACTTAATGCACCAGTTAAAGCAGAAGTTTTTCCGATTTTACTTAATGACATGACTTATTTATTATGATACAATAAGATAAAATATTAAATAAAGGAGTAACAACATTTATGGCTCTTATTCATTGTCCGGAATGTAATAAGGAAGTATCAGATAAAGCTGAGATATGCGTACATTGTGGTTATCCAATTTCAAAGTGGATAAAAGAAGAAAATTCAGGTTCGTCACAATCTAACGAAGATATTAAAGATGATAACCCAAATAATATTTACTTATATAGAGAAAAAGAATATAACCTTACTGAACTGGTCGATTATATAAAAGAAAACACATATCCAGATGTGGAAATAAATTCTCAGACTTGGGTAGAAGCTAGACATATTCTTAGGACATACATATCTATTGGAAAAGAAGAAGATCTTTTAATAAGCTACATACATAAATATAGAATGTTAGGAACAACAAAAGATAGAAAGAAATACTATGAACATAAAAAGGCTCATGTATCTCATACTCAATTTAATTATGTTTCGGCGTATTCCAATAAAAATAATATGTATAACCCTTCCCAAAACGTCGTCCGTTGTCCTCGTTGTGGTTCTACATCAGTTACAACAGAAGAACAAGGTTATGGACTCTTCGGCTGGATTGGTGCATCTCAAAAGAAGAATCTCTGCCAGAAGTGCGGTCACAAATGGTGGCCAGGAAGGTGAGGTAATACTATGGATATGCATAATATTGTAAATGGATTTTATGAAAATGTAGAAGAACGTAGACTTCATATGAAACAAGAATTATCTGCTGATATTCAGAATGAAAATACTGCTCCTGTAATCGCTCAAAAATTATATGAGGCATTATGTTCTTATCAAGAATCGTTACCAGACGAAGATGATATGGTTCTTGCGGTAGCTCATTTTGGAGAAACAGTTAATATAATTGTCAACAAAGTCGGCTACATTGGGTACAACCTAATCGTGTTTTACGGAGAGGACAGTTACGGCAAACCGCAGAAACTGATACAACATATAAATCAGTTGGATTTTCTCTTAAGCGCGCAGCCAAAGGAGATTCCAGAAGCCCCAAGACGGCAAATTGGTTTTCAAACTGAATCTGAGACGGAATAATAATGTTATTATTTTTTTTTAAGCTAATCATATAAACACCTACTTTCAGAATGGAGTGCATATGTATACTGGAAATTATAGCCCAGAAGAAATCAATAGAATAAAAAAGATTATAGAAATCGGTGAATCTCAAAAACAAATTAAGCAATCATTTTGGGATGAAATTAATACTCCAGATGTTCTAAAATTAAAAGAAGAATCAAATACTCTCTGGGAAGATTATCGAATTGTCGATAAAAAACTTCTAAGGAAAATTCTGGTACATAATAATGGTTTATCAATATCTGATCCTGATTATATAAGCCTTAGTATAAGAATGATTGGACACATAAATTCAAATCTTCCAGACGATTTTCAAGAATTAATTTCTGTCTCACAAAGCAAATATGCAAAGTATAAACCGGTCAAAGATATTTATACGAAAGCGTTACATAAAAATATTGCAAATTTATCATTAACAGTTACTCCTGAAAATAGTATATCAATGAACTCATATGGAAGTACACGATGGGTATTCACAGAATTTTATTGTTCCTGTAAACCATTTTTAATTCTTGACATATGTGGATGTGAAATTATTGTCATCCAAGATATTTTTCCTGGCAAATATTGTCAAACAGAATATTCTATTACAATGTCAGACCTGAAGAATAGGTCGGATTATGAAATACAAATCAAAAAACAGAATTTTCTTGACAATTTTAGAAAAGAATTAGATCCGTATGGAAAAAAATTATATTCATCTCCGTTTTATAAGAAACCTGCACCACAACCTTTTGAAAATCTCTATACACTTTATGCACAAACTGATTCAGAAGAATACGGTAGAACAAAGCGATATTTAATCATCGGATGTATGACATATGAAAAAGAATGAACGTAAGCGCTTAATTTTTTGGTATGATAAAAAAATCCCCGACTACTTTTCAGTAGCCGGAGCACCTTGACAATTCACAT